CCCCCGCCGCGAAGCCTGCGTAGCCAGCGGACGTGCTATCCCCCGCCGCGAAGCCGTAGTCGCCCAGATTCGTGCTGGCCGCGTATCCCCGCGTCCGCGTGCCAAGCACCACCGGGCCGTTGTGGCCAGCCAGCGGCAGATACCCGCTCGCCACCTGCTGCGCGTTCGTTGCAGCCGCGTAGGCGTTGCTGGCGACGGCGCCGTTGGTAATAATATGTGCCAGTAATTGTGCCGTCTCTCCGGTAGTCGCAAGCCTGGTGTGTGTCCAGTTCGTTCCGTCGAACGAAGACAGGTACATGGCCGGTGCTTGGATGTAAGCTCCGTTGGCCGCCCTGACGTTGAACGTGTCGCTGGTGAATGAGTTGAACGCGACGTCTGCCGATCCGTCCGACCATACGAAGGCGTTGGAGTGGATGGCGCTCGCCCGGTATCCGAGAGCGATGCCGTTGCGGGCGGTGGCGCCGGATCGTTCGCCGACGACCATCGTGTTGGTTCCGGGGTTGTTGACGTCGGTGCCGACGCGGATCGAGAAGCCCGTCACCATCGTCGTGTTGTCTGCGCCGCCGATGTTGCCGAGGGCCAGCGTTCCGGTATCGTCCGCCGCGTTGGTCGTGCCGTTGATTGTCACGCGAACGGGGACGCGGATGCTCGTGTTGCTGGTTCCCCGGATGATGCCGTCGTCCGTCACGGAAAAGGTTGACGAAGTGGCGACAAGCGGAGCGACGGCCTGCGCGAGACTTTGGGTGGTCGCCAGAGGAGCGACGGCCTGCGCGAGACTTTCGGTGGTCGCCAAAGTAGCGACGGCCGCGGCGACGTATTCCGTGCTGGCAAGTCCGTTGGTCGACGGGATCTGCGCCTGGACTCCCGCAAGCTGCACCGTTGTCGCAAGAGGAGCGACGGCCGCGGCAAGCGCCGCGGTGGATGCTGCGCCGATCATGGCCGGCGTGATGCCGTGCGGGTTTCCGTTCGTCATGCCGAGGTGGTTGGTAATGCCGACGTGCCATAGGTTCGTCCAACCTTTGAATGCCGGTTCGTTCGTGAGGATCTCGGGCTGGATGGAATCGGCCACGAAGTCGATCACCCATTGGTAGGTCGGAGCGTCCAGGATGCCGTATCCGGCCACGGTGGTCGGCTTGTCGGCGATGGCCGCCCACTTGCCGATGCGGGCTTCCAGCGCAGGCAGGGCGACGACGCCGGTCGTGGCGTCGGCCACTACGCCGACGTAGGCCGCATAGGCGGCGACGGTGATGCAGAACGAGGCGGCGGCTACGGCGATTCGTTTCATGGCGCGGTGGTTTCCTCGAAGGCGAACGTGGGCTGTCCGCCGGCGTAGACGGCGACGAACTTGTAGTACTTCCCGTCAGGGAACTGGAACCGGAGGTCGCCGACGTCGTGGCTGTGGCCGGCCGCGGCGGCTCCGATCTGGGCGAGCGTCACGGCGTGCGGATTGTCCCGCGCGGAGACGTGGGCCTGGATGGCCTCGGCCAGTCCGGTGGCCAGTTCCGGGTCGGCTCCGATCTCGAACGACAGGGGGCTGTACTGGACGATGGCGTTTCCGCCGGCCATCACGACGCTGTCGGCATAGACGTACGCGAATATCGTCTTGGGGCGCTTGCCGTTCAGCTTGAAGTAATTGACCAGCGCGACGGAGTTCATCTTCAGGACGCCGTCCACGTCGGTTTGCGCCAGCACCTCGTCCGTGAGCGGGTTGGTCAGGATCATGCTCGGCGTCGCGTCTCCGTTTCCGGCGAATTCGACGTCGTACTCGGAGCCCATCGTCAGGACGCGGCTCATGGACAGGCGTCCGAGGGGTTCGTTGATCGTGACCACCAGCTCCGTGGACATGGCGTGATTCTCCGGCCGGCTAGTCCTGGATGGACGTCTGCGCGGCGAGAATGTTCTTCAGGGTTTCGCGCGAGGCGTTTCCCTTGTACTTGATGCCCATCTCGTCGAGGCGGCGCTTCATCTCGGGGACGGACAGTTCGGCGGCGGCGGCCGTCGCCTGGGCGGCTTCGGCGGCGGCCTTCTGTTCCTCGGGAGACTCCGGCTTGCGGAAGCTGGCTTTCACGAGGTCGGTGTCGAGCATCGCTTCGGGCACGTCGATGGACTGGCCGGGCTTGATGGAGCGGTCGAGGAAGAAGCATTTCGTATGGCACGTCATGATCATGGTTTGGATCTCCTGTTCGTTTTCAAATGGGTGTGTGTCCGCCGCCCGCCGCCGGAGGACGGTGACCTCCGGTCGGCGGGCATTGGATCAATGAACTACGAGATCGGCATCTCGTTGCGGATCACCGCGGCGTCCACGGCCGGGGTGTTGGTGAACGCGGCCGTGCCGTTGGTGTACACCAGCTTGTTGTACCGCTTCAGGCCGGTCGGCAGCACGAGGCCGTCCACCAGCTTGGCGCCTGCCACGAGGCTGGCCAGAGCGAACGTCTCGCTGGTCCACAGGGTGGTCCAGTCGGTGCCGTTCGCGGAGGTCTGCCAGGTGATCGTCAGCGTCGCGGCGCCATCGCTGGTCGCCGTTTCGCCGAGGATGACGAACCAGCGGAGCAGCTTGTCGATGTCGTCGCCGTGGGCCTTGAAGTCAAGCACGTTGGTGCTGTCGGTCGCGGCGTTCAGGGTGACCGGGATTTCCTGGGCATCGCTGAACATATCTTCCTTGGAAAGCAACATGGGATATCTCCTTGTTGGGTTCTGCTGTTGGGGCGGCGGCTTACGCCGTCACCTCGGTTTCGTTCGTGTTGAGCGCATCGCATTCCCGGACGGTAATGCCGAAGAGCTTGTGCGGGATGCCCGCGTTGAGGTCGCCGAACTGCACGGCGTTGGCCGAGGTCTTGCGATCCGCCCAAACGCAGACCGCTTCCCACGTCAGCTTGTCCATGTAGAACACCTGGCGGACGCCGTCCGAGCGGACGCGGGTCGTCAGCCGGCGAAGCAGTTCCCAATAGTTGGGAACGCCGCTGGTGTCGAACATCTCGTCGCTCTGGATGTTGGCGAGGCGGCCGGCGTAGCGGTAGTCCCGCACGTCGAGGCCGAGCTGCCATTCCAGGTACTGGCGGTTCACTTCATAGGTGCCTCCGTTGACGGAATCGACCGCGTCGACGCGCATCTTGAATTCGCCCTTCTTCAGGCCGCCGCTGGTTCCCTTGGGGTAGAAGCAGCGGATGGACTTCTGGCTCCAGCCGACCAGGAAGATCGAGCGGAGGGCGGCCGTGCTGGTCTGCGAGCTGGACTTGGCGTCGAACACGTAGTGCTTCGCCACCTTGTCGTCGGTGCTGGTGACGCCGCCGAGCTGCGAGTAGAAGTTGACGAGGCCGTTGAATTTCTTCGGCTCCGTGGCGATCTTCCCGTAGATGAGGCAGTCCTGGACCTCGTTCATCATCGCCTGGCTGTGCTGCGCGACTTCGTCGAGCAGGAGCGCCGACTTGTCGGGAGCCTGGTCCCACAGGTCGGAGGCGATTTCGATCTTGGTCTGGATGCGGCCGGCGGTGTTGCGGATCTGCTTCACCGAGCCCTTGGAGCCTTGGACGCCTTCGTAGAAAGCGGTCCAGGCGACGTCGGGGAGGCCCGTGCGGATCGTCGTCTTGTTCGACGTGCCGTCGTTGGCTTCCACGATCACCATGTCCTCGAGCATCGGATTCTGCTCGAGCATGATTTCGACAATCTCGTGATCGAACGTCTTGTCGCCCTTCAGGCGGGACATCAGATCGCGATACGTGAGTACATATGCGCCTTTGGTTGACATATGCCTTTACCTTTCGTGTTTTGTTGAACCTGAAGAGCTTGTCACACGACTTACTCTCTCCCGCGGGACGAGGATTTGATCCACCGTTCCGCGAAATCGGATGCTTCGAAGTTTCCCGACCCGGAACCGCCCGGACCGGGGTCGTTCTTCAGGGACCGGCCGAGGGCGGCCAGCGCCTTCACGACGCGCACGTCGTTGGAGAAGTGTGGAACGGCCATGAGTTCGTTCCACAGTTCGTCGCCGAACAGGTAGCGCCCGCCGCGGACGGCTTCGGACGCGAAGCGGGGAAGGTCGGCGCCGAGTTCTTTTTCGGTTTCGGCGGCCATCTGATCGGCCACTTCCTGGTTGCGCTTCTGCCAGGCGGCGACCATTTCCTGCCGGTAGGCGACGTCGGCCTGGATGATTTCGCTGGCGGCTTCGGGCGTGATGCCGTGCTTGACCATGAGAGGTGCGATGCGCTCCAGGGCCCTGGAGTCGGCGGGAAGGGGTTTGCCTTCGAGATCCTGTCCGTAGTCGACCTTGAGTCTGCCGATGAAGTCGGAGACTGCCTTGGCGTCCGGCGCGGCGGGCGGCGTTGCGGGCGGCTTGTCGCCGGCGGGATGGGCGGGAGGGGGTTGGCCTTCGTCTTTCACGGAGCCGAGGATGGTCGGCTTGGGGCCGGACGCGGGCGGCTGTTCTTTGGACGGCGGCGCGGGAGGCGCCGGCGGCGCGGGATGAGTTTGGCTGCCTCCGGCCGGGGGAGGCGGCGGCGGATCGCCTGCGGGCGGCGTCGAGGGCGGGGGAGCGGCCGGCGGCGGCGCACCTCCGGGGGCTCCGTTGTCGGGTTCAAAAAACAGGCGCATCATCTTCCATTTCATGGTTCATTTCCCTTTCGTTGTGCGTTTGCGTTTTCGATGGCTTGCTTGATCTCGGCGTTGCGGGCCGCGATGGTTTCGTGTCGTTCGAGGCGGGCCTTCAGGACCATTTCCGGGCAGGCTTCGTTCGCGTCGCGCATGAGTTCCAGCGCGAGGTCGCGGCGGCCGGCGCAGTAGGCGAGGTTGTCGTCCTGTCGGGAATGCGTGTAGACGCCGGCCTGGAACATCAGCGCGACCAGAATCCGGCGGCCTTCCGGGGTGGCCAGCCACTTGCGGATGTCCTCGGCCTGCTGGCGGCGGTCCTCGGCGCGGTGGCGGGTTTCGATGGCGTCGATCACGGGATGGCTCATTGCGGGCCTCCTTGAGCTGAGAGGGCCGCCTCGAGAGCGTTTCCTTCACCAACGGGAGTGGCGGCCAGATCGCGTCCGGCCTTGGCCATAGCCGGGACGATGCGGGCCTGCTGTTCAGCCTGCATCGCTTTGCGCTGTTCTTCGGCGCGCGCAGAGCGCATGGCCTCGACGTCCTTGTCGTCGCGCACGACGCCGCTTTCGACCAGAGCGCGGGCGGCGATGTCGATCATCTCGTCGGTGTCGAGTTTGTCGACGATGGCGGGGTTGAAGTTGGCGATTCCTCCAGCGAACTCGAGAATGCGGTACAGGCCGGACAGGCGCGACGTGGCGGCCTGGTCGACGTGCAGGCTCGAGACGTACTCGACGCGCAGTTCCTGGCCTTGCAGGATCGGCGGGGCTTCCGGGACGAGGCCGAGGTCGATGGCGATGGCGAACACGGCGTCGACGATGGGGTTGAGCAGGTCGTTGTTGAGCCGGGTCAGGATGGGGCCGAGCAGGGCGACCTTTTCGCCCGAAAGTTCGTTCACCTCGCGCGCCGTCATCTGCTTCGGCTGCATGTTGAGGTTGATCATCATGGCGAACAGGTCGGAGAAGAACGTCTGTTTCAGGCGGTTCTCTGTGCCTTGGATTGCCAATTCGACGGCTTCGATGCTCTGGCGCGTCTCGAACAGGCGCTGGACCGGTACTCCCTTGCCTATGGTGTCTGGGTAGTAGCTGATGCCGCCGGCGCCCGTGTCGATGGGGATTCCTTTCATGCTCGACGGAGCGGCCATCGGAGGATCGACTTCCAGTTCGATGATGCGGAGCTTGTCCGCCTCGAGCTGCTGGAGCTGCTTGGCGTCGGCGAGACCGATGTGGCAGCAGCCGATGCCGTAGACCGAGCCGAACACCAACCAGCGCGGGGCCACGATAGGGTTGTAGCCGAACGACCGGATGGCGAGAATGCCGTCGTTTGAATCGTTCGAGGCCGTGCCTTCGATCCAGTAGATGGAAACGTAGGGGCGCGTGGCGACGATGTCGGGAATCAGGTCGGCGTTGTGCGGGCCGACGTAGTGGAACGTCTCGAAGCGTTCTTCGCCCTTGCCGTCCTTGATGCGCTGGTTGACGAGGTCGGGCACCCATCCGTCGCCGAACTCGGCAACGAGCTGGTCGGCCGTCATGGATATGCGCTCGAGCAGTACGTTGACGCGCCCGCGGCGGTCGGCGGCGATCCAGTAGGCGCCGGCGTCGATGTTGCGGACGTGGATGCCGTTCTCGTCGTCCTGGAGGACGAGGGCCGCAGCCGTTCCGAGCCCGAGCTGCAAATAGATCTGGTCGAGAGCGGGGTAGAAGTTCGAGCGCACCATCAGGCCGTTGATGACTTCGGTGACGTCGTCGAGCCACTTGCGGACGGCCGATTTCTCGGAGAGCTTCTTGTCGATGGTGCGGAGCTGGAACCATTGGCGGCTCTGGTTCGTGATGCCGGACTGGAGCCCGGCGTTCATGCGGTGCAGAAGAATCCGCGGCGCGGTGTTGACGATCTTCTCGTCGTCGCGTTGCGCCGCCACGACGTCCGGGTCGCCTTCGAGCAGCGCCTTGCCGAGATTCGGCTCGAAATAGAGGCGGATGTCCTTCCAGATGGACTCCATCGGCCGACGCGCGTTTTCGAGCGACGACTTGCGCTTGGACAGCCAGAGTTTCAGCTCGGCGGTGTTGGATTTGAAGGCGTGGCGAGCCACGGAATCAGCCTCCGAGCTTCGCTGCTTTGGCGCCGCCGGCCTGCGCGTTCAGTCCGTTGTA